GCGCATGCCGGCGGCACGCAAGCCCCAGCAACGCCACTGACATCCGGAACGTGCTGGGTCGAGACGGTAGGCACGGCGGGCGATAGCGTCTGCCTCCCGTCCGCTGTCGGCGGCCAATACATTACCGTCATCAACAACGCCGCCAACAGCATGAACGTGTTCAGCAGCAATTCGAGCACGGCCGACACGATCAACGGCACGGCAGGCACGACAGCCTACGCCATTGCCGCTGGCAAGGTCGTGAATTTCGTGTCCAAGGTTGGCGCCTGGCGGGCGCTCTTGTCGGCATAGTCGCAGCGTGGCGCCAAGACCCCGCCTCCAGGGTGAGGCAGCCGCGATGTGCGCCCTGGCGGCTCGTGGCCAGTGGTCGCCGGGGCGCTTCCCCGTGACCCTCACAGCGGAAGCCCGACGCGAGGCGATGCGCATGGCAGTGCGCGAGTGCCCCGAGTGCCACCGCCGCGGCATGTTCTCGCGCGAGTGGGCGAGCGACAAACAGGCGTATGTCATGCGCTGCCACTACTGCGGCACGTCATGGCTCTACGGCTTCGACGCGAAGCAGGACGCGCAGGTGACGACCGATGGCGCTTAGCACGGCTCAGGACTTGGTTGACTTCGCCCTGCGCATCTCGTCCGTGACCGGCCAGGGACAAACCGCGTCGGCGGCAGACGAAGCGGATGGCCTGATCCTCGCCAACATGCTGCTCAGCGAATGGCAACTCAACCGCTGGCTGGTCATGCAGCTCCAGCAGATATCGCTCGTGAGCACGGCGGCGCAGTCCTATAGCGTCGGGCCGACCGGCAATTTCGTGGTGAGCATGGGCGGGCAGCGCCCCGATCGCCTCGATGCCTGCTTTGCGCGCGTCACGGCAACGGGCAACGACCAAGTGCTGTATCCGTTCATGTCACGGGAAGGCTACGACCGGATAGCGGCCAAGGGCAGCGTTGGCGTGCCGGAAAGCTATTTCTATGCCCCTAGCACGGCGCCGGCCGGCAACGGCACGCTGCAAATCTATCCGGTGCCCGACACGACCTATACGCTGTTCATCAACGCCAAGTGCGACCTGGGGCAATTTGCGAGCCTGTCGGCTTCGCTCTCCGTCCTGCCGGCGCAGTATGTGACGGCGCTGCTATGGAACCTTGCGGAGCGGATGCGCCCGCTCTATGGCATGCAGCCGCGCGCGGATATCTCGGCGGCGGCGATGTCGTCATTGCAGGCGATCATGGCGAGCAAGGCGGAAACGGTGCAGGCGCAAGTGCCGGTCAATTCCGGGCGGCCGGGCGTGTTCTCGCATCTGCTGCCGGCACCACGTCCGCCAGCGGGGCAGTCGGAATGAAAGGCGCTCAATGTCTGGTGACTTCACTAGCGACTTCTCATCCGACTTCGCCACGCTTGCCGACGGGTCGTTCATCATGAACCCCGGCGATCTCATCCGGCTGGCGATGCTGCAGTCCGGCGCAGTGGATGTGTCAAAGACCATCTATGCGGAAGAGATGTATGCCCATCTGTCCATGCTCGACGGGCTGATGGCGCAATGGCAGCGGCGGCGCTGGCTGGTGTGGTCATTGCAGGACACGGCGTGCATATCGGGCGGCCAGCAGTCCTATACGATCGGCGCGGGCGGCAATTTCAACGTCGCGCGTCCGGACAAGATCGAGGCGGCGTATGCGCGGCTGCTGACCTCGACCTCGCAGCAGTCCATCACCGGCACGACGGTTGCGGGCGGCGTCATCATGCTGCCGCCCGGTTCCAACCTGCCGACCGATCCCACCGGGCTGCCGCCCGGCACATATTGGAGCAACGGCGGTGTGCTTATGGTAACGCCGGGCGCCGCGGCTACGTCCTCGACCCTCTTTACCGACTTCCCGCTGGCGATCATTCCGTCGCGCGAGGATTACAGCAACATCATCCTCAAGACACTGACCACGTTCCCGAGCGCGGTCTATTACGATCCGGCGTGGCCGACCGGCAATCTGTTCTTCTGGCCCGTGCCGCAGGCGTCGCAGTGGGAACTGCACGTCGTCACCAAGACGACGCTGCCCGATGCCCTAGACCTCACGACCGACCTCGCCGTGCCGCCGGAGTATCGGCAGGCGCTGGTCTATACGCTCGCCGTCATGCTGCGGCCCTATTACGGCGCACCGCCCGATCCGACGTTGCAGAGCCAGGCGGCGGGTGCGCGGGCTGCGCTGCGGATGGCGAATATGCAGATGCCGGAGGCGCACATGCCGGCCGGCTTGCGCAGCGGACCTGGCTCGAGCGTGGCGGCCGGCTCGAGCCAAGGCTTTCAGACCGGATGGACGAGTTAGGTGCCGCAGCCGCAACGCCTGCAACTCACTGGAGGCGCGTATCAGGCCCGCAGCGTCATTGCGGCGGCGCAGTCGCAGATCAACCTCTACGCGGAGCCGATGCCGCAGCAGCAGGGTGAGCCGGCGGCCTTCGCCTACTACCCCACGCCCGGCCTCCGCTTGCTCGGTGTGGCGCCAACCGCACCGTTCCGCGGCGCTATATCGTGCTCCAACGGCAAGACCTTCGTCGTCTACGGCACGACCATCTATGATATGAGCAGCAGTGGCGTGCTGACTTTCATGGCCGCCTCTCTCAGCACATCCACGCTGCCGGTCAGTATGGCCGAGAACGGCACCGACGTTATGATAACTGAACTCGGCGTTGCGGCCGGCAACTACACCAGCATTCATCTTGCCACGAATGCCGTCTTCTCGAATTTCGATGCGAACTATCTGGGCGCCGATCACGTCGATTATCTCGACACGTTTTTCGTGTCCAATGTGCCGAACGCGCCGACGCTGCAAGTCTCCAACAGCCTATCCCTGACATGGAACCCGCTTTATCAGGCGAACAAGGCCGGCCATTGGGATAACCTGATGGGCGTCATCGTCGCGAAACGCGAGATTTGGCTGGTCGGCACCACCACGACGGAGGTCTGGTATAACACGGGCGCCAGTGATTTTCCCTTCGCCGCGCAACCCGGCGTCATCATCGATCATGGCTGCATCGCCCGCTACAGCATCGCCGAGATGGACAATAACGTGTTCTGGCTCAGCCAGGACCGGCGCGGCATTGGAATTGTGCTGCAAGGCTCCGGCTACACGGCCAATCGCATCTCGACCTATGCACTGGAAAGCGAGTTCGCAACCTATACGCTGGCAAGCGATGCCGAGGGCTACACGTTTCAGTATATGGGTCACCAGTTCTATGTGCTGTCGTTTCCCACGGCGGATAAGACGTGGGTTTACGACACGGGCACGAAACTCTGGTATCAGTGGGTGTTCACCACGACGGTTGGCGGCCCACGGCACCGACACAAGGCGCGGCAGATATTCCCGGCGTTCGGCGCGCTGTTTGCTGGCGACACTGCGACGGGCGGCCTCTATGCCGTGGAGGCCCAGACCTATCTCGATGATGTTTATCCGATCATACGCCAGCGCGCGTTTCCGCATCTGCTGAACGACGGCAACCGCCAGTTCTATTGGGAACTGGTGGCCGACATGGACTGCGGCAACGCGCCCGGCGGCGCCACGCTGTCGCTGGACTGGAGCGACGACCGCGGGCATACGTTCGGCACGCCGCTGACGCTGAACATGGGCACGACGGGGGCTTACAATACTAGCCTGCAATTCCAGCGCCTCGGGATGGCGCGGGACCGCGTATTCAGGCTGACATGGAGTGACCCGGTGCCTACGGCGTTGCAGAGTGCCTGGATCATCGTGGAGCCGAGCGAAAGCTAACCGGTGGCCGTCCCTCCATCCTACAATCTGCCGGGTCTGCCCAACGCGCCGATCGCGGACCCGGAGACTGGTGCTCTGACAGACGTGTGGCGGGCCTATCTGCAACTGCAGATGCGGCTGGTGACGGCCACTGCGTTCGCCAACGTCATAACAGGCGCCAATGCGTTGCAGCGCAGTGCGCCGCTCCTGGCGACGGCGGCGAACGACGCAGCCGCAGCGGCGCTCGTGCCGCCCGTGCAGGTCGGGCAATACTACTGGACAGGCGCGGCTGTCGTGCAAAGGAGAGTGTGACGATGTGGAAGATACCGGCGGCGGCCCTCGTTCTGTTGCCCATGGCGGCGAGCGCGCAGCAGGCGCCGACCGGGGCGATGGTGCAGACCACGGTGACGTGCGCCAATACCTCTACTGCGGTCCTGACGGCGCAGAGCGTGCAGAAGTTCCTGCTGATCCAGAACCCCGGCGCGAGCTCGGTGTGGATACGCTTCGACGGCGCGGCGGCCACTACGGCGGCGCCGGCCCTGTCGCTCGCTGGCGGGGCCTCGATCACGTGGTCTCCCAACAACGGCTTTGTGCCTGGCACAGCCATCAACTGCATCGTTGCCAGCGGCACACAAGCAATCTCGGTGCTCTACTGGTGAAGCGCGCCCCCAATCAGCCGGTAGGCGAGTTGACGCTGTATGCCGGTATTTTCTGCAAGACGTGGAGCGTTCCGGATGCCGGCACCATGCTGCCGCAGCATAGCCACGAGTTCCCACATATCTCGCTGATCGTGCGCGGCTCGGTGCGCGTGTGGTGCGAGGGCGAGGAGCTTGGCGAGTTCCACGCGCCGGCCACCGTCAAGGTCGCAGCCCATAGAATGCACGCATTCCTGACGCTCACCGACGACGTGGTGATTGCCTGTATCCATGCTGTCGGCGACGCGGGCGAGCCAGCCATTCATGCACTTCACGAAGTCGAATACGAGGACTGATGCGCGAGTTCCATCAGGTCGCGGCCGGCATCGACATACAACCGTTGCTGTGCGAACTCTACCGGCAGCCGGAGCTGTGGAACCAGCACACCGCGCGCACCGCGGGCGGCGTAGGACCGCACGGCGAAGTCGATGATATCTGGGTGCGGTTCCGGGCGCGGGAGGAACTGACATGCATGGCATCCTATGCCGAGCCGTTCGCGCCCGTGTTCTATCCGGCATGGCATGCGCTGCCGCATTTGCGCCCGATCGTGTTCGGCCTCATGGCGAGGCTAGAGGCCGTGCAGCTTGGGGGCGTCCTTATCACGCGCGTGCCGCCCGGCAGGCAGGTTGCCCCACATGATGACCGCGGGCGGTGGCATCCCGAGTGGTTCACGACCAAGGCGTATGTGCCGCTTATGAGCAATGAGCGCTGCATCAACACGTGCGGCGACGAAGTGCTGTGCATGCGGCCGGGCGATGCGTGGCTGTTCGACAATCTCAAGACGCACTCGACGGTGAACGACGGGGACACCGACCGCGTAACGCTCATCGTCTCGATGCGCTGTGAATAGGAGAGTGTAAAATGCCGTTCGGTGTCAGCGCTGGCACGGCTGCAATGATCGGGGGAGGGGTTGCGGGCGCCGGCTCGCTTCTCGGCGGCCTGTTCGGCAGCTCCGGCGCGCAAAAGGGAGCGGCAGAGGCGGCGGCGGCGCAGCGATATGCAGCGCAGCTTGAACAGCAACGCTA